ATGCCGGCAGTTGATTCTATGCTGGCTAATGTTATACTGAAATGGGATCAGTTTTTTTTTCAGAACTTTTTGGGTAATGTTACTCGAGAAGTCTTGTGTCCGATGAATTACTTGACAACAGGTTTGAAGTATGTTGATACAGAAATTCCTTCGTTGGTTGTCTTGTGTTCAAGGGTAGTGTCTGGTTATAATTTAGGATATGGTGGTACGAGTGAGCATCCTTATGTTACTAATGTTGTATATAACGTTCAGCGTAATTTCAGGGCAAGGTTGGATAAGTTTCCTCGGAAATTTCCTTCCTTTCGTCCTGGATTTGATTTTGAGGATGTTAATCGGGGATTAAATTTCTTTTATTGTTATTGTGTTAGATCAAAGAAGAAAGTTCGGTTTACTTTTAAGCCGTCTGATATGAATCTCATTCCTTTGGGCCCTAAGAAAAATGGTTATGATAAATGGCCCACTATTGATCCTATTAAAACTGAGCTGTGCGAAGTGCATTTTACTAAACATCCTTCTAAAAATCAGGCGGCGTGTTCTATATTGAGAGATTTTTCTAATTTTGTGTTGTCTGCTGCCCAGATGATTAAAGGTGGTTCTGTTCCTATTGAGAAGAAATTTAAACAATTTATTACATCATTGTCTTTTAAGGATGAGAATCGCTCTTGTATTGATGAGGGTACTCTTAACCCCGAGAAGGTGAAGGATTATGCAATGAAAGGTCGTATCTTTGCATTATATAAAGATTCTGTAATTGGTCGTTTGACACAATTTAGAAAGATTGAAAGAACCTATTATCCTGATTTTGATAAACTTTATCCAGGTTCGCGCAATCTTTCTGCTCATATTGAGATCGGTACATCATGGATGTACGGTGGCGCTTATATGAAGTATTTTGCTCTTTTTGGAGATTTGGGTGATAAATATAAGCCGATATTTCGAGACAATGATCCAACGTTTATTACATATGAGTTTGTTGAATCTGGTACTCAAAAATTCTTTGATGGTGATATTAAGGCTTTAGATACCTCAATTGGAGCTATGCATTTGGTTATGTACCAAATGTTTTGTTTGGTTTGGCTCCTCCGTGATGATAATGATCCTATGTACCTATTAATAAAATGTATTGTTGAGGGTCTTGCGGAGATGTTGGCTGGTAAGACGGTCAAATGGTTAGAGGATTTTATGTTGATAGTTGGTTTTATGCCATCTGGTAGTCTTGAGACTTCACATGGAAATTCGTGGATTATGATTAATTTTTATTGGTTTGGTTATATTTTCAATGTTTTATTCCGGGTTTCCAGGGATGAGAGACGGAAAATATGGGATTATTTGATCGCTAGGCGGTTAGCTGGTCTTTTCTTTGGAGATGATTATTTAGGTAGTGCTCCTCGTGATCTTGATAGCATTACTAATGAGGGGTTTGCTGAATATATCAATGCTAAATATGGTGTTGAGATGAAGTCTAATAGTACATATTATTCTCTTTTGACTTATTTGAAAGTTGCCTCTGGTACTTGTCTTCAGGTGATTTATAGGGGTCCAATTTATTTGAAGCGTCATTTTATTTTGAGTCAAAATTTTCATCTCCAAAATTATTTTCCTGGAATTTGTGAGGTTGTTCCGTGGCGTCCAATTTATCAGTATAAGTGGCGTATGTCGGTGTGTGCTGATCGTAGTGCTCCTATTTATCATAATTTGGCTAGATTAATAGGTTTGGCATATGATACACTTGGTGTTGAACCTGGTGCATATTATATGCTTAAATTTGTTTACGATGAGAGTTATAGAATTAGTGTGGGTTTACGTGGTGTTGAGTTTGTGCATCGGATAATTCCCGAGGATTTGGCTAAAGATCGTAAATATTTGTTGAAATTGGGAATGAAGGATGTTCCAAAGGGTTTTCCTAGTTACTCTGAGTTGTTATATTTAAATCATTTTGACCGAGAGTATCATAAACCTGTTTATGATGAAACCCGTACTTGGCAGGAAAGTGTGTTAGAGGTAGAAACATTTTAGTTAGTTTAGTCCAGTGCCCCTGAAGACGGGGTGAAAGTGTTAGTCAGACACGCTCTGGAAAAAA